TAGATATAAAAGGTAGGTGTATCCCCGTATTTTTCAACCAATACAGGGTTGTTAATTTGTACTTCTATAAGTTTTGGTTCGTTGAGTAATTGTTCTAAGTTCATCTGTTAATCTCCTTGTCTATCAATCAGTTTATTAGTTAATGCAATAAGAAACGAAAGTCTACTTCTTGCTTTTTTTAGATCTGCACTCGCACAATTGATTTCATTGTTTGCTTTTGCAACTTCTGCAATCACACTGCGTAGTAATTCTTCATCAGTCTTTCTATCTAATACGTCCATAAATCTTTCCTTCAATGTATTTAGCGTATTTGTAGAAAAGGGGGGCAAAAACCCCCCAATCCTGTGATACCCTCACGCTGTACGTAAAAGTATTTAAGTTTTTTATGCTACTGTATAGTCGCCGTCTACAGTAATTGTAATTGGTGATACCCAAACTGGTGCATCTGCTGAAACAGTAGGTGCTAGACCAGTAATATAACCCTCGCCTGAAATTGTTTTACCTGCGGCGCCACCATCTGTGTCACCTAAGTAAATTTCAAAGTCAATTTTGGTTTTATTTTTGGATAAGTTCCAAATGCCAATGTAATCCGCTTCACCTGCAGTTTCGCCAGTGTCGCCAAAGAATACAGTTTGGTCTACAACGATGTTCATCCCTAAGGAGTTTGTCGCAGTAGTAGCAATCTGTAACTTGGACGCTTGGTCTAACTGTGTCCAGGTAAAAACGTCATTGGCCGCATTAATTGTAATGTCCTGTAAGCCAGGTACACTAAGTTCTGGTGTCGCCGCAGAGTTAGCTTCTACGCTAATGCCTAGAGTCATCTCTACATCTGTTACACCTGGTGCTGGATAAATGTAAGCCATTATGTTTTTCCTTTTTAGTTAATCCTAGTTAGTCTGTAATCCACCGTAACAACAAGCAAGTCATTTTCATAATCTGTAGAGACCGTGCTTTCTCTTGTGTGAGTACCGTCAATAGTTAAACTATCTTCAATACCACGCAGACTGTCAATAACTGTGTCTAACTGTTGCGGTGGGTTCTTTGCATCAACAGCTAGATAGACACTAACAGAAGTTGTCGTGTTAGAAATGTTTGTTCCCCCAAGAGTCTGAACAATTGGAACACTTTCATATTGTGTGCGATCTACATATAAACTTTTTGGGTTTTTAGTATAGAGTGGCGCACCACTTTCATCATAGGGCAATTCTTGTACGAGGTTTACACCTCCAAGTGCCAAACTCTGAATAGCATTTATTACTTGTGTTCTCATCTTATTCTTCTCAGGTTAACATAGCCTGGTTCTCTTTCATCTGAAGAAACAGTTGAATCTTCATTGAAATCGTACCAGTCACCTGCACGTATTAGTTCCTCAAATAGGTTTTCCGCACGATTTTGGTAGTAACCCATCTTTGCTCTTTCAGAATTAGCATCATCACCAAAGTCAGCAACTTGTGGTAAAATGTATTCTGCAAGTGCAGTGTAAACGCAAAGTTCAGTGAAGTCATCTTTACGACCTACAATGTTCTCTGCATTCACACTTGGAATATCTGCAACGGTTGTATAATTGATTGTATTATCACGTTCCATGTAGTAGTTTCTCCACCACCCAGTTGTGCTAATACGACTTTTTATACGGTTTGTTGCTTTAATACATGCATCTTCTACGACATCATCTGTCAAGCCTTCATTACTGTCAAATAGACGCTGGTCTTGTGCCAACACATCAGTGTATTCTGCAAAAGATATTACGCCTGTAGCATCAATTATGAAGGCCATATTAGTCTACCCCTTACGCCGCGTCTTTAATTAGTACGCCACGTCCTGCATCAATAAGACCAACTGCCGCGTGTAGTGATGCAACAACATCATTACCTACTGCTTCAGCACGGCGAGCAACTTCTACATCAACATTTTTCTGCATACCAATGCGCATTGCATCAGCACCAAAGATCGCCATCTTAGAACCTGTTACACCTGTGTTTGTGTCATTTAAGTAAGACGATACAAATACTTGGACACCCATTAGTGTGCCAAAGAATCCTGAGCGCAGAGCCGCACCCTGGAATACGTCACCACCAGCAAATGCTGTACCACCAATGTCATTCATTAGTGCCGCATATGCGCCAGTTGAAACAACACCAAATAGTGGTCCTGTTTCACCGTTACCACGGATTGTAGCAACAGCGGAAGCAACTTCAGCCATGTCTAAATCACCTGAAGTGATTTCTTGGCCAGTAAGTGTACCCATGATACCAGCAACATCTTCGTCAAACGCTTTGGAAACAGCGTTTCCTAAAGTACGTCCAATTTCTGATGGATCAATTGCACCTAAGTCGCGAACGACACTACGTGCGGCATAAAGATCACAAGTGATTGTGTTCTTTGTGTCTGCTGGGTTTGTTACAGCTACATCAGTTGTAATACCTGAAGTAATTGTAGAAGCAGTTACTGCGGCAAGTTCTGGAACTTGCAATACACCATTTGGTGCATTAACTACTGGAATTAGTTGTCCTCCAAGGAACAGTGAGCTCTCATGAGCGGCATAAACTGTTGCGGCTTTTACGGGAACAACGAGTGCGTCTGTATTCGTAACGCTAACATATGAATCAGCCATTTTAGTTCTCCTTTAATTGGCGTTTTATACTAAACCCTTGTCACGGGCTTCTTTATACAGTTTTCTATGTTCAACTTTTGTTAGATCTAAACTGCCTAAATCAAAAGTTGAATTAGCACCTGTAGGAGTTACTTGGCTACGAGTATTTGTTGTGCTTGCACCTGGTTGAACAAAGTGTGGATTTGTGTCTAAAAACTCTTTTACAAGATTATCAACACTAATAGGACGACCACTGTCGTCATATCTTACACTTCCGTCCTTGGCTAACACTTCAACATCCCCTGTCTCACCTAGTCTTACTTGATTACCAAGCAGTGCTTTAACTTGCTCTGGTGCAACAGCACGATAACGTGCGGCGGCATCTAAGATTGGTGTGTTCACCTTGTACTCCATGATGACCAAATCTCTTTGTTGGATTTGTTCATCTTTTTTTGCGGCAAGTTCTTGTAGTGTTTTTTCAAACTCACCACGCTTGATTTGCTCTTCCTGCTTGCGTTGTTCCGCTTCAGTTTTAAGCTGGCGTAGTTCTTCAAGATCTCCTAACTCTGCATATTGACGTTCATATTTGCTTGCGAGACTTTTTTTAAGTCCTGCCATATGATTGTCAAATTCTGCTTGTGTGTAGGTTTTTTCCGCTTGTTCCTGATTTTCAGCAATGCTTGCTGGCGCATCAGTTGCTACTGTTTTTTCCATGATTTGTTCGCTCACGTTACGATCCTCCTATGAGTATGTTTATTGTAATGTTATTTATGCAATACAATACAAAACCTTATTTTTTAGAACGTTTACGGCGTTTTTCCTAGTTTTTCTCTCAAATTTTGTAAACGTGCCATATCCTGTTGTATAAGCACAGGTACTGGTGTTGCACGTTCACCAAAACTAGGATGGCTGTGTAACCATTCTTCATCTTTGCGTATTTCATTCATACGCTTTTCTACTTTTTTAAGGAGCCTTGGCTTATAGTTGCATACATAAACTCTTGCTTCTTGATCGCCTAATTCTAGTGCGATGCCTTCCCAATCTACAATGTCTATGAGCCCTCTTTGCCAAGCACTCCAACTCCACGGGCAAACGTCGCGAATCTTGTGGAAATAATTTCCCCAATTACTTTCCGCGTTTTCCACCCTTTTTCTTTTTCTTTTTTCCACGCATAGCCATGTTAGTCTCCTTGTTTTATTATAACCTCAAGTTCTTTAACTTTCAGTTCTAGTTCTCTCACCCTCTTTATAGTATCTTGTACTTCAGAAGGTGGTTTAAATTCATCTATCCAAGTATCATTTTCTTCTACTTCAACTTGTATCATTTGTTGATTGTGTTCAAGAAACGCAATGCGTTCTACTATACCAAAATAAGCCCATACAGCAATGCCTGTAAAAGCAATTAGACTAAGAAGATTTTTTAAAGGTATTGTAAATTCACTACCTTCATTTATTTTATTCGCCATCTTAACTGTCTACTAATATTAGTTCAAATCCACCACTTACACCACTGGTTGCACTGCTTTTACATTTTAATTCTACATCTGCTTCTGCAGGTATTTCTATTGGTATCTCAAACTTTAATGCGTTAAAGCCACCTCTTTGTGTGTGATATGATTTTGTATTCCAAACACCGCCATTGTGTTTAATTACAAGACGAAGTTCATGTTCTAAATCTTTGGATGATCCTGAATCTACTTGAACTAGGTATGCTTTTTTACCTGTTGGTACTGTATACACTGCCATTAGGGTTTGTCCAATGTCTGGCGATATAATTGCGGCTGATTTACTATCTGCTGTAATAGTTACAGTACCTACATTTGCATCACCTGTGTTAGCAGTAGTCATAATAGCCCTGTGTATTCTATAGAACTCTACACTACCTGCTGATCCACCTATTGTAAGTGTTTCATTTACTTCTTGATAAGAACTATTCAAACCATATACAGTTACAGTGCCACCATTGTCATCTGTGTCTGATGATGTAGCAGTTGCCGTGCCTGCTGACGCAATATAAGTGTAGGTATTAGCTCCATCCCAAACAGTTTCCCAATTTGTACCCACTGTAGGATTATAACCAAATTTGTTAATTGCTGTAGTGTCATTAAATTCGCCAATTGCTATTGCGAGCCCTGTGGCGAGCGATGGTTGATTATTGCTGAGTGGCTTGCTCATGTGTGTATCCTTGTGCTGATAGTCTTTCGTGATCTTGTTGTGTTAGTGCAAGTTCTGGTGTGCCAGCGGGTGAGTACATTATGTGTGGCTGGAACTGTTCTGAACTGTCAACTTCACCAACGATTGCGTCCATCATTTCATCGTCTTTAATAATTGTTTTTGCAATCTGCTTGTGTAGTTCTTTGCGGAATGTGTCACTTTGTATTGGTGCTTCTGCGGCACGCATGTATAGTTCAAGATCATTGCGGTTATCACGTAGGTTGAAACTGTCTGGATATTCTATGGTGCCTTCCCATGTGGTGTTCATATATTCTGCCCACAGTTTCCAAATTTGTTCTTCTGCAAGTTCTAGTGCATCACCTTTTTCACTTAGGCGACTGTTAAGCAATTGGAATTCTGTTTCCATTGCAACACCGCTCATTGTACGACTTACTGTTGCACGAACTGCACCTGTGTTTGCCATTTTATCAATTGCATCATTTGTTTGTTCAATTGCTTGTAAGATTGTGCTTACACTTGCACCTTCAAAGTCAAGTACATATGGTTTTAAGCCTGGGTCCATGTTGTCTGGCATGTGTATGATAGCACCAGCACCAACGCCTGCATTTGTTTCAGGTGTTTTAACTAGGCTTGGGTGACTATCTAAACGTATTGACTGTTCAATTTCGCTTAGTGCATTGTACACATACTTTTGTGCGCTGGCAATGTCAGCAATGTCTGAAATACCAATGCCTCTAATAATTGAACGTTGGTTGTAGGCAATTACAGCTGGTATCTTACCAAGTCCGTTTGGCTCTACAAATTGTTCTCTAACAACGCCTTCGTCTTCGTCAATTACAACAGTGCGAATAAACTCTGGTGTCCATTCTTTTGCGGTTGTAATTTGTCCATTTACATCTTCAATATACTTGAAATAGTCTAGTGTGTAACGTCCATTTGCATTGCGTTTCCAACTCCAGTCTAGTACAACAAGAGGTGATAGCATTGAAACATATGGACGAACTCCTGCTTCCATTTCTTCACCACGTGTGTTTGCACCAATGTTTGGTTTTGCAACAATTACCCATGAATGTCCAAAGATACTTGCATATGTCGCAACGTCTTTCATAAACGCATTAAAACTGCGTCCGTCCATGTCTGCGTCATATAAGAAATCTTCTAGTTCAGGTAAGTTTTCAATAGTGCCGTATGTTCTTGTAGGGTTTTGGCGGAACAAGAAACCGTTGTACACACTAATAACACTGTGGCAGTGATTTTGTAGTGGTGTGCTTTCTAAACGTGCGGCATATTCGCCTGCGCTTTCGTTTACATAACGTGTTAGATGTCCTGCTTGTTTGTATTCTTCGCCACCTATGTAGCTTTCAAATAAAAATTGCCATTGTTGTTTATAGTGGCTGTATGTTGTGTTGCCAGACAGAAATTTGCCAGCATCATTAATTATTGTATCAATTGCGTCCATTTGTTTTCCTAATATATTTTGTGTCCAAAGCGTTCAGCTGTAGGCAACTGGACTTGTTTGCGTATTGGATATAGATACGCAACCATATAACTTATTGCATCAAACATATGATCAAATCCGCTGTCTTTGTCAGGCACTTGTGTCCCTTCCTTGAATACATGCTTGTCTAAACTATTTATCGTGTTTTTACAATTTGGTGCTATAAACAAGTATTTTTCGCCATTTGCAGAGGTTAATCTTGCGTTTATTGCGTTTATTCTGTCTCTGACAGGGTCGTGTTTGCGTGGAGCCTTCACTATGAATCCTCTATTCTGCAGGATTGAGTGATCTGAACGTCCACCTGATGATGTTTGTTGGCGTGAACCTGAGGGATCAGGGTAAACAAACACCTTACTATTGGGGTAACGCCGTGTAATTTCGTCTGATATTTCGTCAGTGTTACTACCAAATATTTGTATTTCGTCAATTGCGTGTAGCACTTCGCCTTGTTGCACTGCAATACAAGCAACAAGCGGGCTTCTGTTGAAGTCCATGCCAATGTGTATGATGCGTGTGTCTGGATTTTTACATTCTAGTATGTTAGTGTCTCTATCAAACGCCCAAGCAACTCTGTTTTGGTAACTTTCAAACGTAGCTTTAAACTCTTGATTGAACTGTCGTTCACTCATGTCACGTTTGGCCGCTTCTATTTCTTCTACGGTTACAAAGCCACCTTGTTCAGTTGTGTATTGATATGCACTCCAGTCTTTGTTGCTTTTGTTGTTTGCAAACACATATAGGTCATAGAGAGGATTTGCTTTGCCTTTGGGTGTGCCAATAAACAGTGCGCCTCCCTGTTGGTCAGCAAGTGCAGGTCGTAGTATCTCGCCCCACAGTGCTTCTAGTTTGCATTCTGCGGCTTCGTCTACGCACACATAACTTAGACTAACACCACGCAATTTGTCTGGATCCTCTGCACCTTTTAAACTTATTGTTGTGTTGTTTTTTAGTATGATACTAAGTTCACTTTCATTTACTTTCTTTACCCAACGTAGGTCTAGCAGTTTACGTTTAAGAGGTTTCCATACAATCATTTTTGCCGCACGGTAACTTGTGGTAACGTAGAATATTTCCTTGTTGGGTTCTTTAGCTTGAAAACACAGTTCTCTAATTGCAAGATAGGTTTTGCCAAAGCGTCTACCAGCAACCACAACTTTAAACCTGCTGGTGTCGCGGGCTATAGTTTGTTGCGGTTTACTCAGTTTCATCAATGTTCCTCAGAACGAATCTTTCTAGTTTATCTAGTTTTGTATTGATTACAACTATACTCTCAGCAAGTTGTTCTGAAAGTTTGGCCACATCATTGTGTGCTTTAACCAATTGTTCTAGTGTACGATCATGTCTTTCTAGCACGTCATACGGATTAAAATCATTGTTTAACATCACGGCGTCTTTTCACACAATGTTCAAAGTGTTTACGACGAGTGTCAACACATACGTTATCTTTACACCATGGCAGTTCTGGATCTAGTCTAAAAATAATTAGATCATCAATTTTTCTGCCGCGCAATTCCCAGTCGTGGTCAGGCCAAAGTTGTTCCCATTCATTCCATTGCAAATCATATTCCTGTTTGCGATGCCATGCTTGACTGCGATGCTTTAGGAATCCATAATACTTTTCACGACGCACTGGATCTGGACCTGTAACCCATTCATTAGGATCTGAAAAACGTCCTGGACCAGAGTAGTTGTCTTTGGTTCTAGTTGTTAGTGGTAATGCATATTTGTATCTCATAATACTATTTATGCATTATGTTATTTTTACTATGAAAAAAGGTTAGATACTGTCAAACAATTGGTTAAAAGAGTCTTGTGCAGGTTCTGAAGTTGTGTGTGCAAATTCTTTTACTGCATTTGGATTTAGTTCAAAACCTACAAAACGTCTACCCAGTCTTTCTGCAGAACGTTTGGTTGAAAAACTGCCGCCAAAAGGATCCATTACTAGATCCTTAGGACGACTACTGTATTCAATATATTTGTCTATGAATCTATCAGACAGTTGATTTTTATTTTTTAATTTGCCTGGACGATAATCTCTAGGTAGTTGCTGTACACTTTGTCTGTCCTGATAACTTTGTTTGGTGTCTGAAAATCTTGTGTTGAAAGTTCTAGGTCCAGGCTTAGCCCAAAATAGAATGTGATAATGTGCGCTTACCCATTTAAGCTTTGTATACACACCAAACGTATACTGTGCAACAAGATGATTTATTTCTTGTAGTTCAGTAGAGTGTAGTGCATTCAGTATGTGATGTAGGTTAGTGTAACCACTTACAATGTATATGCTACCACCAGGACGTAAACATCTTGCACATTCTGTGATCCATTGACGACTAAATTGGTCATATGTTTCTAGAGGTACTTCTACATAACCAGGAACAACATTAGATTCATCTCTGTTG